GTTCAGGCGTCCGTGCGATTTCACGCATGGCTTCTTGAAACTCAATCTCTTCCGCATACTTAGGCGTTCCGTCGGGGTGGTTCTTGCCTGTTAGGGGCTTGAATGAATCCGCTACGGCTTGGAGTTCGGGCTTGGCTTCAAGCACGGCTTTAAGTTTGGCTGGTGTGAGGTCTCCGCCAATGGCTTTGTATCCCTGCATCAAATGCTTGATGTGCTGATAGCCTAGCTCTTGAGCCTTGCCGTCGAGTCGTGCCTGTGGGGAGCCTGCACCGCTTTGTGATGTCGCTGTGCCTCCCTTTTCAAGAGGGATAGGCTCTTTGGGCTTGGTGGAAGGTGAAAGCATCTCATCATAAATCGCTCGCATCTTGGTGTTGAGCTGTAAGTCGATGTCGCTTCCTGTGATGCCCTTGTAAATATCAAGTAGCCAAGTCTTGAAGTTATCAAAGACACCTTGAAGGCTTTTGTTTGGAGCTTTGCCTTCTGATAGGTATTTCTCAAATCCTCGTGCAAATCGTTCGCTTGTGTCGGTCTGCCAGTCTTTATGTCCTGCCCAATCAAGGATCGCTGTGCGTTCTGAATCGGTCAAGACGCCTTCATAAACGTGTGCGATTTCATGCAGTGGCGTTGACACGTCGGGGTCTGTTAGGGCGTGGATAACGCTCTTTCCATTCTCAAGGGTTTCCATGGCTCCTTTTTGGGACTGGTAGCGAATATCAGACACATCCTTTGTGAAAAAGCCTTTACTATTCTTTATTAGTCTTTCAGGGCTAAATATTTCACTCCCTGCAGCAGCAGACTCTAAAAAGCGTGGGTCGGCATCAATCTCAATAACAACTGCGTCTTTGCCGAACTTTCTTGTTGCAACATCTAAAGGACTATCTCCAAAGTTGGTACCTTTTTTATTTATGGAGAAATATGACCCCTCTTTAAACCCTTGTTTTTCGATCAGGCTAGCGTTAGTCTTTGATGTGCCGTGATATAAAGTTATAGTTCCGTTTTTGTTTAATGTTGCCCCTGTAAGCTTAGATAATTCTTTTCCTGCTTTAATTCTTTCCTGTGTGTTTCTAATCTGTATTTGCTCCAATGGTTCGATATTAGTTTTTTTTACAAGCTGTTGAGCGTACCAGTTCCCATTGGCTTTGATTTGATTTCCGTAAACCTCTTCTACTTTTCCGACGTTTGTAATGTCCCCAATCTTTAAATTTTTCCCATCTTGAAACATAGCCCCTTCCCCTACGTCGGTTGCGTTGCTTTTCTTAAATCCAATACTATCATAAGCATCTTTTACAGACACCCCTTTACGCTCGGCGATCTTCTGAATGATTAAATCACTCACGACGGCTTGGGCTTTTGCCTGCTCATCATTCAAGCCAAAATACTCTTTGCCTACCTTGGTTAAATCGTCCACATTTCTAGCGGTTACGCTCGGGTTCGGATCGTTAACTCGTGCCTCGGCTTCCTGTAGCTTTGCCCCTAGTGGCTCGTAAAAGCTGGCTTCATCAACTAGGGCTTTGCTTGTGCTGTCGCTATAAAGCTCGTCTGCCACTCGGGCAATGTCTTCAGGCGTTTGGGCTTGGTTCAAGTCACGCTCAAGCCTTGCTCTCAACTGCTCCTGCTTGCCCTTGTTTAAAGGGGTAAAGCCTTCGACAAGCACTTGGGCTTCTTCAAGCTTAGGGGTGATGATTTCCTGCGTGTATTCGGGATAGATGCTGTTATTTAGCACGTCTTGATAACGCTGTTCGATTTCCGCTAGGTGTTGGGGTGTGTGTGCTTTGTCTAGGTCGTTTAAAAGCTCTTGCGTCTTGGCTTCTTGAATGGCGAAGTCTTTGCCTGTGGCATAGTCCATTTCTGCCCCTTGGTTGTCCGATAGCTTCTGTTGAAACGCTTGGAAGGCTTGGCTTGCCGTGCCTTGCCCTTCGGAATACTGGGGGTCTAGGTTGTCGTCGTTCATCAAGACAAGCTCGTTCAAGGTGTCGAAATTCTTGTCTTTTGCCATACGTCTAGCGATACTGCTTGAAATGTTGATGCCGTGTTCTTTGCCTAGTCGATTGGTGACGGTGGCGAATGGATCTTGCCCTTTAAAGATAATGTTCTTCCCTGCCACCTTCACACGATAATTTTCACCTGCTCGTGAATCCACGCCTTTAGCGGACGCTTTGAGCTTGTCGACTTTGTAGCCTAGTGATTTAAGGGTATCCACGGCGTAAGACTGCCCCACGTTAGACGACGGTGCGAGTTGATCGCCTAGCACGTCTTCAATGTCTTTAATCGTCACCTTTTCAAAGTCGCCCTTTAGAATCTTGGGCTTAACTGGTGTTCCTATAGGCTCAAGGGTATTCACCTTTTCACGGCGTTGAAGCTCTTCTATAAAGAAGGGGTCGGGAGCGTCGTCTTCATTGGTGATTTTACCGCCATAGTAGACGGTTTCGCCTGTGTTGGGGTCGATGCGTGTTTCCCCTACTTGTGCCGTGTTGGGGTCGAAGGAGTCTTGCGTCTGCACGTCTTGCGTGGGCTTGCCCTGCTTTAAGGCTTTGGCTTGGTTGTCCATTTGGTCTAGGGCTTTAGCGTAGTCTCGTGCCAAGGGGTCGTTATTCTTGGCAAGGGTGTTCATTTGCTTTGAGAGGCTACTGCGAATAAGCTTCGCCTCGTTGTGGCTTCCCTGTGCTTTGAGTGCGACGGCTTCCTGAATCTTGGCTTGTAAATCGGTTTGAATCTGTGCTGTGCGGTCTTGATTGAAGCCTTGTACATCAAAGGGAGCGTCTTCTTGATAAGGGAATACGTCGGTTAAATCCGTGCGGACGTTGGGCGTGCCGTCCTGTGGCAAGACACCCACTTGTGACGCATCGATACCTTGTAAGGCTTCTTGAGCTTGGGCTTGTGCCTCGGCTTTCATGGCTCGCTTTTGAAAGAACTTGTTGATGATGCCCCCTGCCAAGTGTCCGCCTGCACCGAACGCTCCTTGTTGCAAGACTTCCGCACCGTCGATTTCACCCTTTTGCATCTGTTGCCCTAGGGCGTTGGCTCCTGCGTTTAAGGTTGCATCTGCCAAGGCTCCTGTGGCAAGCTTGGTAATCGGCTTGGCTCCCATTCCCACAACTGGGACGGCGTTAATACCGCCTTCTACAATGGCACGTCCATAATCGCCTGCGTCGAGTTGGGCGAAGGTTTTGCCTTCGTTTTGCCGTTCTCGTAAACTTTGACCGAATCCGCCTGCCACTGCCCCTAGGGTTCCACCGATTGTAGCCCCCACGGCGGTTCCTACGACTGGCACCACGGAGCCAATCCCTGCTCCGATTAACGCACCTGTCCCCACGTTTGCGAAACCACCTGCTAAGGCTCCTGTGAAATTACCTAAGTCGCTTTTGCCTTCTTGCGTATCAACGATACCGCCTGTGGCTTGCTCGGCAAACTTATTGCCTGCTGATTGAAAGAACTCACCTACGGCTTGATTGAAAAGGTTGGGCGGTTCGATGCTGTTTTGCTTGTAGTAGCTTAGACGTGCTTCTTGATGCTGTGCCTCTGACATCTTCTTCCAGTCAGGATGTTTGGCATAGCTTTTATCAAAGGTAATGTCGGCGACTTTGAGCTTTTGTTCAGGGGTAAGCTTCGCCCAATCGGGGTGTGATTGATAATCTGACAATGTAGGCATTTAAGCATCCTTATTGAACACGCTGTCCGTACATGTTATAAATGGCGGTGCTTGACACCCTTTTAGCTGGTGGAGCTTTAGCCTTTTGAGGCGGTGGCGTGGCTTTGGGTGCTGGGGCTTGCACCGTTGGGTTCTCAAGCAAGCCAAGGGGGCTATTGGACTTTTCGCCTTCTGCCTTTTTGTATGCCGCAATAAGCCTATCAAGTCGTCCTTCGATTGCCGTTTTTTCGGCACCGTTTGCTTTTGCTAGGGCGATTCTATTTTCGTCTATTTTGTTAGCAAGTTTATCTAGTGTGTCTTGTCTTGCTTTGGTTTCCTTGTCTAGTGCTTCCGCCTGTTTTTGACGTGTGTTTATATCGGCGTTGATAGCCGTCTGTTTTTCGTCATTGGTATTTTTACGAGTGGTTTCGGCAAGGTCTGCATAATTGTAAGCAAGCGTTTGTGATGCCTGTTTGTCTTGCAAGTTGTTCTGATAATACGCTTGGTTAGTGCTGTTGACGTTCTGCTGAACACCTGCACCACGTGTGAAAGACTCCCCTAGTGTGTTAGGGTCTGCAATCGCCACTTGATAAGGGTTCTGTATTGCATCACGTCGAAGTTGTGGGCTGGTGTTGTACGCATTCAAGCTTCCCATAATCTGCCCTTGGGCTTGGGGGTTGCCTTGTGCCACGGTGGACTTAGGAGCCTTGCCTTGCGGTTGCAAGCCTGCAATAGACTTCTTTAAGTTCTCGTTGCGATTCGTCCACCCTTCTAAGAACTGCTTTTGTGAGGGGTTTTGAGCAAACTCGTTGTATTTCTGTTGGCGAATGGCAAGGTATTTGTTCGGATCTTGTCCACTCATCTTGAGGAGTTGTGACGCTCTCCCTACTCCCATATTGACGGCGGTGTCAAAATGTACCTGTGCAAGGGCTGGGTTTGTTTTGGCTATATTGCCTGCTCCGCTTGCGTCCCAATAGTTCTTTTTGTAAATGGCGGTCGCCTCGCCTTCTGTGATGCTCTTTACATCTCTAGAGGGAAGCTTGTTTGACTTTCTCCACGAATTGTAAGTGCCTTGGGTGATGCCTAGGTTTGTGGCTCCACCCTTGTCGGCTGGGTTATTAGCATAGCCCCCTTCTGCCTTGCGGACAAAACCAAGGGCTTGTCTGAATGGGTCGCCTTTGCCTGTTGGAGTAATGGCACTTTGCGGAACGCCTGCCGTGTTCACGTTGCCCCCTGCTTGGGCTCCTGCCGTCAAGGCTTCCGATGTTTTGCCAAGGGTAGCCATATTGGTAAGGTTTTTGTTTATTTGTCTGTTACGGTCGGTAATATAAGTTTCGCTCACCAACGCCCCTGCTTGGGGATTGAAACCGTTCCCCATAGTTTCACTAACCATAGCTCGATTGCCTAGCAAGCTACCCACGTTATTATTGCTTGATCGTGCTTCTTCGGGGCTTGTTCTAAATCCGCCTGTGCCTTGCGTGGGGTCAATCGGTGCTAAACCTTGTGCGGTTCGTTCTTGATTCACAAGCATCAGGTTTTCTGCTTGCTGTTGGAGTTCCGCCTGTCTCGCTCGCTCCATAGCGTCCTGCTGTTGTTTGAGCTGGGCTTGGTTGTACTGTTGGAGGTTGTAGCGATTCCCTAAGGCTCCTAATCCTGAAAGAATAGCTGGTGTTCCTTCGGGGGTTTGGTTCACCGCTCCCATAAAATCACCTACATAGCCTAGCCCTTGCATCAGCCGTTGTCCGAACGTGGCTTTTTTAGTGGGGTCGTAACTTGCCCCAACAGGTAAACCAAAGGGGGCGGTCTGCAATCCGTTTCCTGCCACAATCTGATAAACTTGGTTTTGCTGGTTTTGATTCGCACCCATGGTTTTATTTTCCTTGCATTTGGAGCTGTTGCATCATCGCACGACGAAAAGGGCTGTTGTCTTCGGCGGTGGGCTTGTAATACTGGGGAGGGGCTTGCTGTTGTAGGCGTTTTTCGTTGCGGTTATTCATGTAGTTTTGGACTAAAGGCAAACCACCACCGATTAACGCACTGCCGAATCCACCTTGTGCGAATCCCTGTAACGCTCCCATTCCTGCCTGTCGCATAGGCGACATCGGCTGTTGGGGTTGAATAGTGGGAGACTGCACACCGCCTAGTACTTGGGTTGGCATCATGTTTCCCGACCCTGCTGGTGAAGCGGGTTCGTTTGCTTTGTCCTTCATTTTTTGCACACCTTGGGCAATCATCATCATTGTTGCGGGATCCATTATCCGTACTCCTTTTTAAAACGCTCCGCCTGTGGAGAACGATAATAATTTTTGCCCGAAGCTCTTGGGTCGTGCTGATCGAGCGTTATAGGTATTCATAGCATTGCTAAACCTTGAATTTTCCAAGTCTTGCATGGTGCGTAACTGGTTAATGCCGACGCCTGCCCCTGCAATGTTTTGGCTATTCAAACCTTGTTGCTGGGCTTGTTGCCCTTGCGACATTGCCGTGTAGTAGTTGGAAAGGTCGATGTTTGGAGCCATATCTGCACTTAAGGCTTGCCCCCGATTGAGGAATGCACTGCTTTCCACATCGGCTAGGTCTTTGGCTCTTTGCCCTGCGAGTTGCTTGGCGAAATAGTTGGCGAAGCCTGCGGATTGACTCATGCCGTTACCGCTGGCGTCTAACATAGCGTTGCCTTCGGCTTGGTCGTACGCACTGTTTACGGCTCGACGTTGGGGGTCTGCTAAGGCGTTTTGATAGGCTTCAAGCCCTGCTTTTGATGTGTCAAACGTCCCTGCGGTGTTGGCGGTGTTGAGCATCCCTTGCCGTGCGATACCTTGCACTTGAAGATCTTGAGGGTCGCTTGTGATGTCTGTCGTAAATTGTTTTTTGCTTGGGTCGTAAATGCGTTGGACTTGCGTCTTGCCGTCTTGACGTAAAATTTCCCCTGCTGGGTCTTGGGGGGCTTGTTGAACTGGGGCTTGTGGTGATCCGCCTTTTCCCATGGTTTAGGACTCCTTGATTTCTTCTGTAATCATACCGCTTGGGGCGTTGTCTTTTTCGTAGTCTGACTTGAGATAAGCCAGTATCAAGACATCGCCTCGTTCGGTGTAGCCGTTCCATTCGCCTTTTAAGATGCCTTCCTTCTTGAAGCCTACACGCCTTGCGATCACTTCCGCTGGGTTCTTCTTCATGCGTCGCACAAGGGCTTTGAGTTTGTAGAGTTTTAAATCTGTAAAGACGTAATCGCTCATCATATGGAGGAAGGTCAAGGCACGGGATCCCTTGCGTTGCTGGGGCAATAAGACGGCTTGCACTTCGGCGATACTATTGGGGAATAGGTTTAGAATCATCATACCCACTGGCTCATCATCGACTAAGCCTTTGAAGATTTGGAGGTTGCCTTTTTGGGCTTGCTCTTCCAAGAAAAGCACACTCAAGACGGTGTTATCCGTTGTGTGGCGTTCAAGGTGTTCAATGCACGCTTTTAAGCATTGGTTCACAAAATTAGCGTCTTGATTAAAGTTAATTGGCACCAGTTTAAGTTGTTCCATGTTAGCCCCTTTTATTGCTTAACGCCTCGTATTCAATATCAATGGAGCGAATCACGATAGGCTCGTTGGCATTGTTGCACGATAGGATGATTTTAATGGCTTTGCCTTTGCCAAGGTTTGTAATTGGTGTAAGGCTGGCTCCGCCGTCGTCCCATGTCGCTTCATCCCACTTGGCAGAATCCCATAAAGCTCCGCCATTTAAAACGATAGACTCAAGCGTGGCGGTGGGTTGGGCGTCGGTCAATACATACCAACGCACATTTAAGGTTGCTCGAAATCCCGGGTCGACACCGATAAAAACTTGCTTGTATCGCTTAAGCTTCATCAAGCCTTCGTGTGCAATCCACTTAGATTCAAACTCGGCGTTGTAAGCCGTGCCGTTGTTGTTAAACACGGTGCTTTGATGCTGGTAGATGTTACCTAGTGCGTCTGTGTGGTACAAGTCACGCTTATGAATACACATCGACGTGGGCTTCCACCCTGTACGTCGTGCGTTGGCTCCTGTGGTGATGTCGTAGGTCAACACAAGGTCGTTTTCGGTGCTTATGCCTGTGGGTAATCCGATGATGATATTGTTGTCTTTTGGAACGTACACTAAGGTCGCTTTATCTAAGGCGGTCTGGGTGTTGAAGTTCACCGTGTTGATGATGTCTTGAATCACATAGTTTGGTTGCTCAACGGCGACTTTGCCGAAGTTCTGTGTCACGGTTAATTTGCGTAAGCCTTCTTGTGAAAAGAAGTAATGCTCGTTTCCAATACTCACAACGCCGTTATCGATGACGCATCCCACTTCTTGCGTAATGGGCTTAATAGCAAAGGGTTCTCCACCTGTTGAGCCGAAGGGGGCGTTTCCTTGTAGGTAGTAAATACACCGTTCTTTGTAGATCACCAGCATATCATCCGTCAATGGCACGACGGCTTTAATGGCTCCGCCGTATCCGCTCATTATGGTGAAAAAGTCGACGGTGCTTGTGGTGTTGTCAAAGTTGCCGATTGTCTCGGGTCGGGGGGTGTAGATTGTGTCGGGATTGGCTGGGTCGCCCCAATAAAAGATGCGGTTTCTGAATACGGCGGATCCTTTCGGGCGTGCATCGTTCCATATTGAGCTAGGGTCGCTTATGGTAATATCAGAAGCAGAGGTGCCATTCCATACCACAGGCTTGTCGATGCCGTTGCACATAATCAGGGAGCTTAGCCATTCGCTCGCCGTCCATTTGGCGGTGGTGCTGGCTCCTGTCTTTACCTGCGTCGGCGTGGTGATGCCATTATAAATCTTGCCGTTGAAGCATGAAATTAGCTCGCCCTTAAAGCTAAAAATCCCCTGCCCTGCGTTTGCTCCAGCGGTGGGGTTGGCGACTGCTGTAAAGCCGTTGACTTTGGTGATGCTCCCTAAGTCCACTCTCATATTATTGATATTTTCAGCATACATAAAGGAATCGTCTTCACCTTTAGGCACAAGGTAGGAGCCGATCGTTTTGCGGTTGATGCCTCCGCCAAAATTGGTGTATGTTGCTGTAGGCATTAGTAGGGGTACCCTTGATAGCTAGAGGCAATATAATCTTCTTCTGTCATGATACAGGGAGCCATTCCTTGATGACCTCTCATGTTCTTTCTAACCATGCCTAGCATCGCCTGTGCGTCGGCTTGTGCGGTCTGAAATATGGGGTCGCTTTGATACTTTAAGGATTCGGCAATAGCGAACATCTGAATCACAAGGTGAAACTGATCTTGCAATAAGGGGGTGTCGGTGTCTGCGGAAAGCTCGACGAAATCCAAGTTGCCACGCACTGTAAGGGTGTAGCTGTTATCAGGCGTGGGGTATAAATAAAGCCGTTTCTGATAAATACTGCAAACGTTCGGCTCGCCAAAAAGCGTGGGGGTCTGGTTTGTAAGTCCGTTCCGCTTGTAGTTCACCTCGAACTCAAGCCAAGGGAGGATGCGATAGGGGGCGTTGTTTCCATTCGCAACCATGTTCACCTGCGGATAAGGGATGTTTACATAGTCTTGGTTTGCGGTGGTGGTAACGGTTGTAGAGGCTTCGGCGTCTTCATTCTTGGGGAATAAGGCAAGCCACACGTAATTATACGCATTGTTGACGTGGATCTTAAGACGTGAAATTTGCCTGTTTGGATTTGTGAGTGTGACTAGGCTGTCTGTTGGAACATCTGTCATAGTTCCCACGTTTTTGACAAGGGTTAAAAAGTTCATGGTGTCACCTTTAAAAAGAAGCCTCCCCCCTGTAGGGAAGGGAGGCTATTAGAGGAAAGGGGGGCTTAGGGCTATTTGCCTTTGACGTAAACTCGGACGGTGCCTGTAGCATCCGTTACGGTTCCTGAAACCACATCAAAATAAACGCCTAGGTACTTACCTAGGTTACTGGCGGAAGCCCCTGTGGAGGCTTGCTTGGAAAGTCCACGCATAACGTCACCGACGGCGGTTTGGTTTGCCGTGGCGAATGCGGTAGATCCATCACCCTGTAAGACACCCGCACTACCGGCAACGGTCAATATTGGAGCATTGGAGGTTACGGCGACAATACGAACGGTGGGCGTGGAGCTTCCTGTTAATACAGTCAAGTCGTTTTCAATCACAATAGAATCGATGTCAAACTCGCCTAAGTCGATAGCCTGATTGTTAATAGCGTTAGTGTTTGTAAACGTCAACATGGCGTCGGCGGTCAAGGCGGTATACGTGGCGGTTCCGATAAACTCGCCTTTTCGTAAGGTGCGTGATGCTGGCATGGTATGCCCTCCATAAAATTAAGTGTTAAAAAAGGGGGAGGCACGGTTTTTACACCGTGCGTCTGCCTATCGTGCAAGGTTGACGATGTGGAACAAGGTTTCTTTAGGGTTTCTGACTTCTACACCCATATGAGTGTAAAGAAACATCTTGTCGCTCAAGCCTGATTTCGCAAGCTCTTCTTTATTGAAAAACTTGGTCGTCAAGGGTCGTGCGGTCACTCGGGATTTATCCACGAAGAAGACTTCACTTTCACGAAGATCTGTTGAATACATAACATCCACGCTGGCACGATCGCTAAACTCATAACGCTGTACGGCGTTTGTGATGGTTTTGTCCCCTTGTGAGGTTCCACCACCCACAACACGAGCTTCTTTCATGGAGTTGAGCGTCACTTGTTGGGTGAATGGCAAAATCAACTTAATGTTATTTGCATTCACGCCATTGTCTAAAAGGACTTTTAAACGGTCGTCAATCATTTTAAACGTTAACGCTTGGTTGCCTACATTAATGCGGTTTCCTGCATTATTAGCCCACCAGTTCAAACCGCCTGTTTTGGTAACAGTTTTGCTGTCTTCCGTAAACTCGGCACGTTGACCATGAAAGAATGCCATTTGACACATTTTCATAATTTCAGCGGAGCCTAGTGCGATCTGATAAGGAAGGGAGGCTTCGTTCCCAAGGGTCTTTACTTCCTGTGCTAAAGTCGTCAAGGCGATAGGGTAATGGAAGTATTGAGCGAAGTTGTAGCTTGGCGTGGAAAGCTGTGCAAAGTTTCCTGTGATGTCTGCACCGTCTCCAGCTGTAGCTGCTTCGATGATGACTTGCGCCCCTGCTGGAATGCTAGCCAACGCCGTACTTGAATAGTGACCACGAACCACGGTTAAATCCGTATAGGTGGACGCTTCTGTAAGTGCGGTAACTCGCATAAACTCTATGTTTCCATCAACCGATACCGAAATAATGGACTTGGCTTCGGTGTCGACAACATAGCGACGTCTGCCGTATGTTGCACTCGATTTGACACGCAAGGTCGTTGTGCCTGCGGATGTAATCGCTGTGACGACTTCATCTTTATAGCTACGCAAGGTGTGGTCTGACCACTCGAACTTTTTCTGCTCGGTGGGCTTCCCTTTGTTTAAAAACATGTTAAAAATAGGGGCTTCGTTGTCACCTACTTTAGAGATGTTAGACTCTAATTTTTGGATGACGGCTTCAATAGATGACCAATTTGTTGGAGGCATTATAGTGTTCCTTCTAAGGTGTTGCTAAATAACTTGCTAAATCATCAATCCCACCCATTTCACCGTACCGATCCAAGTAGGCATTAGTACCTGTACTTGTTCCCTGTGGTGGCGTTCCGCCGTAGCCTTGCGTCGGAGCCACTTGTTTAGGCTTTGGTGTTGCGAGAAACGCATCAGCTAAAGCTTTAACAATAGGGTCTTTCATCATGGCTTTTGTCGCATTCTGAATAACTGCTGGGTTATTCCGAAGTTGTGGAGGGTATTTCTCAACCGCTTCTAGGTAAGCTTTAGCACCGAACTCTCCAAGGGCTTGTGCCTTTGGGTTTTGAGTGTCTCGGATTAGTTTGCCAAGTTCAGGGTTAAGCTGTTCCACGTGTGAAAATACAGTCTCTTCAATAGCGGTTGCCTGCTCTTGCATGGCTTGCTGTTGAATAAGTGCCTCTTGCTGTTGGACTTTTTCAAGGAGGGGTTGTACCGCTTCTTGGACTTGTGCTTTAGCAAGTTGAGCAATTACGTTGGGATCTGTAAAATCAAAGTATTCCCCTGCATTATCACTTTGGGGAGGAGTTTGTGGAACATACTGCGGAACGGGTGGAGCATACGCTTGGGGGGCGTATTGCTGGGGTGGATAGGGTTGTTGTGCTTGCTGTTGCTGTTGACGTAAAAGCTCACGAATGGCTGGGTCGTTTAAACTCAACTCTTCCATTAGCTTTTCGGGGTCTACAGGTTCATCAGAAACAGGGGGCGTGGCATCGTCGCTTTTAGGGTCGGTGCTTTCGCTTGGGGTTTCTGCTGTGGGGCTTGCACTGGGTGGGGCTTCTTCCTGTGGGCTTGCCTCATGTTCACGCATGGTTTCCATGAGTTCGGCTTCAAGGTTGAAGGGGGTTTCGTTTTCAAGGCTCATTTAGCAACTTCCTTTGAAAAATCTGTTTAGAGTAACGTGTCAATCTCTTGATTGATTGTATTTAACTTAGCATCTAGGGCGTTTAAGTCCTTTAGGGTGTCACGCAAGGCTTTAGCGTACAAAGATTGTGAGGCGAATTGCAGGGCGTGGTCTTGGCTACAAATGGCGTTGCCAGTAGGAAGGGAGGCTTCGATTCTGTTTTCAAGAAAAGTTTCGAAACTCTTCCAATTAGGGTGACTTTTTAAGTCAATAAGTTTCTCAATCTCACGCTTAGTTAACTGGCGTTGCTGTAGGGGTGTTAGCATTGCTCATCATTCCTTGTAGTTGGGCTTGTTGTGGCTCAAGGTTTACGTCCACTTGTGCCTTTTGTTCTTCTAACTCAACCTTTAATAGGTTCACGGCAAAATCGTTCTGTATTTTTTGAGTGTCCGTTTGATGCTTCAACTGAACTTGCATCTGCTGGATCTCTAACGCCTTCTTCTGAATGTCGATGTTCAACATGGCGATTTGATTCTGTGCGTCCTGTTGGGCTTGGGCGGTCGCCTGTTCGGCTTGGTCGGCTTGTCGGCGTTTCTCGTCGTCTACAAGCAATGTCTTAGGGTCTAGCCCCATAGCAACCAAGCTTTCTTCTGCCATATTGTCGATGTTGGCGTATTTGGATGCTGGCGATTGCAAGAACAAGGGCATGAAGTTCTGAAACGCAAACGCCTTCTTGTCTCGTTGTTGCTGGTTTTCATAGCCGATGATTTTAACGTCGAGTTCAGACAAGGGTAAAAACTTGGGGAGTTCGGCAATTAGCTCTTCGGGTTTCTTCTCGTACATCAAAGGCTCTTTAGGATTGTTTGGATCCATAACAGGCATGCCCTGCTCGTCGCTTACAGGCGTTCGGGTGTCCTGTGTGATGCGTGCCATTTGAAGCTGTAGCTCGGGGTCTTGCTCAAGCCGTGTCGTCGTCAAAAGATACGTCCACTCAATCAAGGGCTTTAAAATCTTCTCGTTAATCCGCTTGGCGTGTTGGGTAATGCTGGTGGAGGCGTTTTGCTGTAGGTTGTTCGATTCCGTCGCCGTGCGTTGGATTTGGTCAAGTTGCCCTCGGATGCTTCTAGGCATCGTGGCTTCTTCAAACTCATTCTTGAGGCTTTCCACTTCTTGAATCAAGTTCTGCAAGACTTGCGGATTAGAGTCAATGGGTTGAAGGTTGTCGAGTGTGGCGACTTCAATCAACGCACCCGGTCTCGAAATAAACTTGTTGGCATCAAAGATTTGGTCGTCCACATACTTAAACATGGCGTTCTGCGTCTTCTTGACGTTATCAAGCCTCATGCTGATTAGCTCGTTTGCAGTGGACTGCACCTTTTGAGCCATAGACGTCAAGCCCCAGCCTAGGTTGTTGTGTCCGTCTTGGATTAGGCACGTTTGAATAAAAGGGGCTTTGCCTTGTGGGTAGGTGTTGGCTCCGATGCGGATAAGGTGCTTTTCTTTTGCAACCGTGGCAACGATGTTTCTAAGGGTCTTTCCGCCGTCTGCCTTAAGCCGTACATGGTAAATCCATGCTTCTTTAATCTCAATGCCTTCACGGTGCTTGTGGCAGTCCTTACTTGACCAGTCAATCGGCGTGGCTTGGCTGTCGTTGTCTTTAGGCTCTAGCTTGTCAAGGTTGATGTAAGGGCTATCTTCCCCTAGTTGCTCATGCGTGGCGATTAAGTCTTCGTAAAACATCCATAACCGCTGAATGCGTGTGCTTTTGTTTACATCCCCCACGATCGGGTAAAACAAAAAATCGTCCATGTTGATGTTTTCATAACAGACGTTGTTTGTGCTTTCATCTTTCAACCAAGACACCTTAAGGACGCAATGCCCAAAGCCAAGGTCGTGAATCGCTTGGGTTAAAGCAAAGTAAATGTCGGCTTGTTCTACCTTCACATTGAGGAAGGTCTGCATCGCATCACACCCTTTAGTGTCGTCGTCCGACACGGGCTTTAAATTAAAGCGTTCGATGTCATACGCCCACATTTGAGAGATCAGGAAAGACTTCCACGACTCAATGGCGGTGTATGTCCAAGGCAAGGCAACAGAAGAGCGAAACACCTTACGGCGATTTTCTTCGTCTTTGACTTTGGCTTCGTAGGCATTTTTAGCCAAGTCCCACTTTTCTTTATAGGGCTCTCTTTCCTTTTTGCCCTTGTCCCACTGCGTCGCAATGAAAGACACCAACTCTTTGCGTTGGTCTTCTGTGAGGTCTAAGTCTTGCGTCGTGGGTGCGTTGCTAATGAGTTCCATAGTTTCGCCTTATATATGAACTTTTACATGGACGATAGGAGCAGGAATATCGTTTGAGCCTGCCCCTTCGCTTGTAATGGATACAAAGAATCCAGCGGTCGTTGGGTCAACAAGTGTAGATCCACGTTGTCCGATGTGAGGGAAGCCTAGCCAAGCATATTGACCCATACCTACATCGATTATGTAGTTTGCATCAGGGGGGAGGATTGAAAAAGGTACAAAGAAAACCCCTCTATTGGCTGGGTCGCAAGAGACAAACGAAGCAAACCCTTTCACCTTGCGAGTGGCTCTTCTGTTGAGGGTGACGTTGTTTGTCGTGATTGTACCTGTGCCAGCGGATGAGCCGATTGTAAACGTGTTGGCGTCAACTACGGTTATTTGATGCCAGCCGTTCGTGGCTCCACCAGTAAAGGTGGCATGTACCCAATCGCCTGTTTTTTGACCATGTGCCGTAACCGCAACCGTGGTAACGGAGCCTGCTCGTGTGTAGGTGCCTGCCGCATTCGCCGTTGTACCTAAGTTGATATTTGTTCTTGCAAAAGATTCGTCTGACCATGTTCCTTTTTTAAAGTCCCATGCCGTGAAATACGCTTCAATCAAATTGCTGGACGAATCCGTCACCGCTAAAATATCCACCTGTTGACTATTGAACGCCACGGTCTGCGAGGGGTACGGCGTGGCGAACGTGGGCTGATAAGGTAGAATCACGGAGCCGTCAAATACTTGATTGCCCCATAGGTAATAAACAGAGTTATTGACTCGGGTCGTGGATGCATCCGCCGAAGCACTCGAAGTAAGCGTGTTAGAAGGTGATGAGGCGAACGTGCCAGTCAATGCCAGCAAATAGGAGCCGTCGGGTAACGCTTCTACGGTGGCAGAAGGACTGGATGCGGTTCCTGTGTTGTTGACCGTGCCTAATGCCCCTGTGTCTAAGTTGAGCCAAGCCTGTACTCGGTTGGTCGATTGCTCAATCGCCATACGAATCCACGTTAAGCCACTGCCCTTTTTAATCCGTGCCGTGCGTGTGACGGTCGTCGTTGCCGTTGTAAAGGTTTTGGCGACTTGTGCCGTGCCAGCGGTGCCTTCGGCGATTTTGTCGTATTGAAAACCGCCTAAGGGATCTCTCACGATCGGGTCGTTGGGTGCAACGGTGGCATCCGTCAATGTCCAATTCTCTAAAGACTCTGAATAGGCGAGTAAGTTCTGCACGGTGAAGTTGTGAGACGTGACGTTTTGAGCCGTGTCTAACACATAACCGCCGTCACATAAGCTAGGGTGTGTCGTCATGTAGCCGTAATAAGTGGTGCTTGGTGCAAGGCTTGTGCCTGTCTTTAAACCATTAAATCCCACACGGTCGAGGCTTACGGTTTTGTTGCCTTTGACGAATAGGTCGTTTACACCGTTGGCACTCTTGGCATAAGCGTTTCCATTCAAGGTGAACGTGCGAGCCGTGGCATAGGTGGGTCTAGGCAATTGAATACCTGAAAAGGACGGCTTGGTTTCAGTCCTTAGTAAGACGGTTGAAATATCGTCTTTAACAAAAGTACCGACGACGTTTTGAAGGACTGTCGAGCCGTACGCATTCACCACGCCGCTTGATTCTGCTTTCAAGCCGTAAATGCCGTTTGCTGAATAATTGCCGTACTGGGCGTTTAACACGCCGTCTTGCGTGGCGACACCGCCATATTGACCGTTGCCAGTGCTGACGACGCTTGAGCCTTTAAGGTTGGCTCCTTCTGTATAGATCCCTGCAAGACGGTTGCCCGTTGTGGTTAATCCACTTATGGTGCCTGCGGATGACCCTTTGGCATAAAAACCGTGTTCGCCAAAACCTTGAATGTTCACCTTGGCGTCGGTCTGCCCTGTGGTGCCTAGTGTAAGGTTTGCGGTGTCATGTGAATAGATGCCATATGTGGCACTTGTGCCTGTGGCGTTGGCGATATTATAATCCCCTACAAGTGAAATCTGATAAAACGCCTTTAGTGGCGAGTTGATGTAAAACAGAAAACCCGAACTGCCTGTAAACGTAAGTGTGCTGGTGTTGATTGAAAGCGTCGCATTTGTCAAGGTGAACGTCGGGAAAGCCCCACCCATAAACGTGTGCTTAATCGTGATACGACTATTGGCGGTATCGACGTTGGTAATGAGCCATGCCCCTTCAAGCACACCGAAATCGCCTGTGCCTGTAACTGGGGTAAGGCGTGCAAGTTGCCCTACCTCTAGCCCTGTCGTGGTGGATACGTTTAAAATGATACTATAGTTGCCTGCACTTCCGCTTGTGGCTTGCCATGTGACACCCGTTAAGGCAATGGGCGTACTTCCTGTAATGCCGATATTGGAGGGGTAGAAGTTGGCAAGGGGGATCATGCTCGACAAGGCGACGTTACCCACTGGCAAGGTGATGTTAATAGTGCCGATTGGGAGCAAGTTTGCAATGCCTGCTAAAAGCGTGGGGACTTGTGCGAGCGTGGGGGATAGGTTGTAGGTGCCGTTTGGCACAAGGATAATCTTGCCAGCGTTGGCGTTTAAGGCGTTCACAAAAGCCGTGGCGTCTGTGCCGTAGGTGTTGACGTCAATAAAGCTGGTGACTTCGCCGAAGGTGTACGTGGTTGAGCCGACAATGCCTTTAAAGTTGTTTGAGGAGGCATCGTACCAAAAAGAGCCAGCGGTGGAAGTGGGGGAGCTAGATGCGACGTTAACCCCTTTTTGAAACTGCCAAGCGGATTGAATAGTGTCGTTAATGACTCGGCTTGCCTTGGTGTTACTCGTGCTAATAAGTTGGTCAAGCTCTGCGTTGACTTGCCCTGATAGGATTGTTTTTGTCGCTTGAAAATCAAGGGCGTGTAGTCTGACGAGATCATCCGTTGCCATAAAAGCATCCTTTATTTACTGGGATGCTTTTAGTTTATGATGTGGGGCGTTTGGGATTAAACCATAAACGCCCCAAGTGGTACTTTGAACATAGTTACAAGGAGGTAGTCATATTATTTTGCATTTTAAATAATTATCCCCAAATAAAGGAAACGCCCTTATGCTCCCAGTACAATTAACCGCCAACGGAGCAACCGCCGTAGGCAACGCCACCGCCAAGTTCAGAGACAACTTCATCACAGGACAACCTGACACGAATGTTTGGTTGACGGAGTGGACGAATCAAGGTACATCTAGTATTACGAAGGGTGGAGACGCCGCAGGAGCGAGCTACCTACGCCTTTCAATGTGTCCATTCTCAAGCACTGAACTGACACTCACCTCGAAGGAATCCTTTAAGTTCCCCCAACGGCTCGTTTACGCCTTGTCACAATCTCAACGAATCTTAGGTCAAGAACTTGAAATAAGCCTAGTGGGGTGTGATGACAATAATGTCGTTGAGACCGTCGCACCTCCTCCTTCTCAAGCGATTAGTGGTACAATTACCGTCACAACCAACGTGGCGACCATTAACTTTGCCACGCCTCACGTCTTCAAGGGGGGAGACCGTGTACAGGTTTCAGGATGTACCGATCCACGCCTAAACACGGTTCCTGCGATTGTAACCGTTGTCACAAACTTACAAATCACAATCCCCTTGACGCTCGCTAACGGGACTTATACTGCTGGTGGAACGGTGACTGGTATTGACGCAGGCGGAAATAATAACAACACGACAGGCTTCTTGTATGAGAACTTGACGTTGACAAACGGTACATTCTACTCGAAGCGGAACGGTGAAAGTGTTCGATACATCAACGCCACCACCGCCAGCAACACGGCAACGCAGTTAAACGCCAGCCCTTTTTGTGATGCCTTTAACGCTGCCAACGTAACCGATATTCTTCCCACCTTGCAGGATGTCGTGTACACCAGCCGACCTTTAGACGGATTACTTGCCCCTAGTGGTATTCTCCGTTGGAACACCGTGCCTGACGAAGAGAAAAGCTATAAGATTCGGATTCGTGCCAAAAACCACGATGCTCAAACCAAACCGATTGCTCGTATTACTTCCATTTCAAAAGCAGGAACTACTACTGCTAACGTTATTACAGATGTTCCTCACAATCTCACAACCTCTTCTTTTGTGCAGATTCAAGGGGTAAGGGACATTGCGAACTTTCCAGCTTTAGCCTCGACCCAAGTGGCAAGCATTGTTTCTCCCACTGAGTTTACGATTGTTATAGGAGCTGCCGTTACAGCCAACAGTGCAGGCGGTATGGTGATTCTTAACCAAGGCTCTTTGGCTCATGTAGGTTCTACAGGGCTTTCGGTTCAATCCATTTCACGCACAAGTAATGTACTAAGTGTTGTGGTAAACACCACAGCGACAGGAGCGTTAGCTGGTGAGTTCTGGCACCTATATGGATGTGATGCGACTTCAATGGGACTGTATGATGGAGCCTATAAAATCCTTCGTATGACAGGGAGCACTTATGACCTAGAGAGTGTTGGGGCAGATTTCGCTACGATTAACTGTGGAGGCTCTCTCTTTAAAAGAACCGACCATCGTATTCATAATGTGCAGATGTTAGAATATACACGTCATTTGGTAGAATTGACAATGCAGAATGGGGCTTTAGATGTTGCTCGCAGTCTCCCTGTACACATTTCCACACCAATCCCTACTGTAACCACTGTATCAACAGTAACTGGTGTAACCACTGTGTCGACAGTAACGAACGCGGGGACACCTGCTCCCCCTGCTACTCCTTACATTTTAAACTCTGCCGCCACCACAAACGCAGCGTTGATTCTAACGGGAACATCTGGACTTCATGCATTTTATGCCACTAACATAGGGGCGACTCCTGCTTTCGTGAAGCTTTACAATAAAGCAACGGCTCCTACTGTTGGTACAGACGTCCCTGCGATGATTATTCCTGTTCCTGCTGCGGTTGCGGGCGTACCAGGTACGGCGACACTCCCTATAGGTACAAATGGTTTTCGTTTTGCTTTGGGACTCGGCATCGCAATAACAGGTGGTGTGGCTGATAGTGACACGACGGCTGTTTTAGCTGGGCAAGTTAAAGTTATGTTATCGAGGACTGTCTAATGGCTAATTTTACACTTACTAAAATCGACCCTTATTACTATATTTTAAATGTGAGCTTTAACGGCTTAGAGTTTTCTCAAGAAATATATTCAGAGAAAACAGGGGATGAATTAACCGCCGATATGCAAGCATACGCCGATGCTTACGAGAGCGAATACGTCCCCCCTTTGGTAGAGGATTTGTAGCAACATGGCAATCAGCATGGCAGATTCGGAGATCATTGCAACTGTGATAAAAGCAACAATCCCCCATATTGAACCGTGGATGTTTTTTATGGGTGGGGCGTTGTATCTTGGATTTAAGATATATACAGAACTCAAAAAGCAAAGTTCTTACGAAGAAACAAACAAGCTTTTAGCGAGTATGTTGATAACGCTTAATTCTATGCAACAATCGCAAAATGAGCAAGCCAAGACGATTAAAGACCATGCAGGTACGCTTAAAAAACTTTCGGATGAAATTATGTTTTTGGTTAAAAATGTAACCCGACACGACGAAGAGATACAATACCTTAAACAGCAAAAATAAGGAGCGATTATGAGATAGTTAAAATCAATCATGCGACTTTGTATTTTTACGACGATTGCTTTTTTACAAGGGCTTGAAATGATACTCTTTCAAAAAGCAGAGGTGGAATTTGTAGAAGTTGAAGCCGTGCCTTATTTGCTTTTAGATCGTGAGAAGTTAGAAGAAGTTTACACAATAGAGGAGGACTAATTATGTTTTGGACAGCTATTTTAAAAATCGCTCTTTATGCCCTTGAGGAGTTTGGCGATGACATCGTGAAAAGCACAAAAAATCCTTTTGATGATGTCGCCTTGAAAGCCGTCGTCAACGCTTTGAAACTTTTAAAATTTTAGCATGTAGAGAAAAGCAAAAGTCAGGGGCTCCCCCATAAGCCCCTTTTCTTTAGGAGGGTGTTATGCCGTTTTCTGTATGGCTTGGAGCGATGATTCTTTTGTTAATTGTGAATGTCTGCGTACACTGGCTTCAAGACAAGTGGAAACCACAGGGGGACCCTCAAGAAAATCGAGTGGTTCAACGCACACCACGCCAACGCTATTGGGTTGAAGGTAACACAGTTCACTCGTATAAAATGTAATTTTACGCTAAAAATCACAATGAAGCCATGCTTGATTGTAATTTCAAAGGGAAAATCATAATGAACGCTAAAAAACTATTGACGGTTGGATCGGCGTTTTCGCTCATTAAATCGATGGATTATGACTTGCTTGTAAAAGAGAACATCACCACGAACTTTAAATGGGGTGAAGTGTTTGTAGGGATTAAACCTAACGAGTGGAAAGAAGTCACTAAAACCATGTTAGAAAACGCTTTGCGTATGGCGTTGTACCTTGAAAAGCTTCGCACCTACTTTGGAAAGCCTGTTGTCATCACGTCGTGGTTAAGGGTTCCTAGCCATAACATGCGTATCGGGGGAGCGTCTAAATCCATGCACCTAACAGGGCTTGCGGTAGACTTCAACGTAAAAGGCGTGCCGTTCGATAGAAACCAAATGGCACGCTTAAACGAGTTTCACACAGGCGGTTTAGCACGAGCCGATTACAACAAGGACGGCTGGGCGGACTTTGTTCACGTCGATTTAGGCGACGAGCGGACGTGGACGTATTAAGGAAGTTCAGGCAACCGTAACCAGTGCGTCACGCATTGACTGGCTTTAATTTGTCTATCACTAAACAAATTACCGCCCAAATAATGCCAATAAGGTTTGCCGTCTTTCTCGTCGAGCATTGAAAGAGTAATGCGTTCCCCCATTTCAGGATGTTCCCAAAGGGCTACAATGCCTCTTTCTCCACGGTTTGGTAATTCATCTTTTACGCTAATCCAATTCATCACTCACCGCCTTTCTTTATTTGAGCTTCGTATGATTCAACTTCAAAGGCTAGGTTATCTAGGATCTTTCCTTGTTCTTCAGTAAGGCTTTCAAGTTGAATTAACTTATATATTTTACTTAAAGCTTTTTCGTAAGTTGCTTCGTCCTTAATTCTTTTTCTGTTTGCGGTATTTTGAGCAATTAGCTTTTCTTTGTTTTTTTCATAATAAAGCTTTCTGTACTCTTTCTGTTTTTCAGTTTTTTGGTATTTCTCAAAATAGCCATTATCTTTTTGCTTTTTGTAATAAGACTTGTATTTTTCTTTATTTTTTTTACGATACGCCTTCATGTAGGCTCTAGCTTTTTCATTGTCTTTAAATGGCATCACTCACCGCCTTTCTTTAGTATTTCAAGGGCTTCTTCAAATGGTATTTTTTCTTCAAAGGAGTCTCCGTCAAATGTGCATATTAGCGTCTTGGTGGATGTTAGGTATTTAATGTGCTTGATATTCGATATATTGTACCCACGAATCCCAATATGAACAAAAACAGGGATTGAGGGGTCTTTTCGTTGTGCCTTTTTAGATGCCTCTTTCTCTATCGGAGTGTTCATCAAAACGCCTAGCTCCAACACTTTAGCCAAGCATTTAGCATAGTCATTTCTGCGTCGCATCACTCACCTTCTTTCTTTAGTTTTTGTTTTTTAGTATGCAAATCTGCAAATTGTTGACACATTAAAGCTCGTTTTTTTCTTGATTCTACAAGGTTTATAATGTCACGCTCGGTTCTGCTATCGCCTTTCTTTTCAAGCTCTTCAATAGCACTCCATACCTCATTAAGCTTTTTTCTGAAGTCACACGTTTCTAGTTCTGCCTCGTAAAGCTCCACATCTTTAGCAAGCTTATCTAAGGTCTTCCCTTGCTTATCAGTAAGGCTTTCAAGTTGCATTAAGTCGTAGATTTTACTTAAAGCTTTTTGATAGCTTGCTTCGTCTTTAATCATGATTCACCGCCTTTCAATCGTGCCACCAGCTCGGAGTTAGGCAAGGGTTGCCAGTGGCTAATGATTGTAGGTATAGGCATAACATCCATATTTTTATATGGGGAATCTTCAGGTAATGCAATTACATACCTCTGCTCACCACAGTAACGAATAAAATCCAGTTCCTCAATACTAACTTCATTCCTAAACTTATGAAGACAAACAAGAGGCTCATTTAATGGTGGTGCATAATGCTCCACAGGCCGCCACACTTGGATTGTGCCGTCGAGGACACACTGAACAAAAGGCTCCCAACTATCCACAAAACGAAAAGCTTCAAAAGGTTGAAAATCCCGAATATCAGAGCTTCCCATTTGCATCCATTTAAAACCTTTGTCTAATGTTGGATTATCCCAATCGTAAAGTCCCTCATCCGCCCACTGCTGGAGCTGTTGCATTAAGTTAATCATCGTGTTTCTCCAATTCTAGCAAAAGTGCTTTAAAGTAATTCCATAAAACGGGAGGAACAGTTCCTTTGTATTCAAAAGAGCCACGCCCTGCCAAGGTATCTAATCTACAGGCATAAAAAAGCTTGTGATTCTCATCAATACTAATGGCAAACTGCCCTCTTTTTGTATTCCACTCAAAGCCCAAGCACCCGTCAGGTTCAGGAGCAAGTTCAGGGTAAGGCAATTCAGGGTAAAGCTCCATAGCCTGCTTGACGAACTCTTCTGCCAATCGTACAGATCTTTCATTCAAGGGCAATGCCACCTCGCCGTCCCAGCCATGAAATCTACAGGTTTGCTTGATTTCTTCGAGTTGTTCTTGGAAGTTAGTCATTCACTGGCACTCCTTCTTTAAGTAGTCTCAATTCTTCTTTTAATGCGTCGATTTCATCAATAAGCAATTGTTCATCCTTATTGCCTTCTTCTAACGACTCTTTAAGGCATTTCTTACAAGGGTCTACAACCAACTGATTTTCTCCACGATGATAAGACTTTCTAAACGTGGACTGTAGGCATAATCCTTCGTTACAGTTGCCACAATACACCTCAAAATCAGCTTCTACCTTTACAGTTGTTTCAAACTCATACGTTGGCATCTTTCGGCACTCCTTCCGTTGTAAAGCCTAGCAACACCTGCAAGGCGAGGGGGCAATCGGCTTGGATGTAGTCGCCTACTGCAAGCCTTTCTTTATCGAATGAAGGACTGTATTCTTCTACTTTTAAATACATCCACGCTCCCACTGGAAGGTACACACCGTCAACCTCTCTCACTCTCCATGTCGGGTCGTAACGGCAGTCGACTAAATTATCATAGTCATCACATACTAAATACTTCGCTTCAGGCACTTTCTCCATAGCCTTCAGCACCGCCTGCGTCACCTTGATGGGGGGATTCAGGGCTTTGTTCCATGCAAATACGAACTCTTGCAGTATCTCTTTTTCAGATTTATCAGGGAAATGTATATGGCTCTCATGCTTATGCTGAATCGTCAGCATGTCGCCCATTACGTCAAAATCGGTTATTTTATCAGCATCTAGAAGGACTTCGTAAGTCGTCCCCTCCCCAGCTGTCATCGGTCTAAGCATTTCGTTAGTCATTCCTATCTCCAATCTTTTAATATACCTTTCTAAATCGTGGACATATTCTTCTAGTTGTTGCACTCTACGCTCTAACATTTCTTTTTGGTACAGCAAATGTGCGTTTTCTTCTTTTAAGTTAGTCATCACGAACTGGGTAAAACTTTATGATTTTTTCTCCTCCTGTCATTGGTCTATGAAGTATCCTGTAGGATTCTGTAAAGTCATTTTGTATTTGTTTTTCAAAATACCTTTCTGCCTCGTTTAAGGATGTGAAGCATTTGGTATTGCCCCATTCTTTTATTGATGAATAAAAATTTTCAACACAATAATAATCTGTAGCTTTAAAGCTTTCATTTAACACTTTAATCATCCCCAACCCTTCCTTTCTTTTAAAAACGCTTCATAATCTTCCACCGTCACCAGCCAAGCCCCTTTAGGCTTGCTCGCCTTAAGCAACCCTAGGCGGATGTATTTTCGCACCGTGTGAGGCACGACGTGGATCTTGTCGGCAATGTAGCTCGTCGTTAGCACCAACTGCGGACGTGCGAACGTCTTGTTTTCGTGTTTCATGTGTTTACCTTTCTTAAACTTTCATCGCTAAAACGCTTGATAACACCCTTGTGTCTTAGGCGGTCTTCAATCTTCTCGCCGTAGGTTGTCTTAAATTGATCGCCTGTCGTGTTGGACGTGATGATTGTAGGCAAGCAATGTGAATACCTGTGATCAATCAACGAGTCCATCCACGCCACTAAGGCATCACTCACACGCCCTGTTCCTTCTGCCCTCAAGTCGTCCAACATCAGGACGGGGGTGTTGAGCATGGACTGGCGAAGCTTACCGCCGTCATCGGTACGCAGGACTGATTCCGCCAGCATGAAGTGCGTAAAAAACCGACCGTTCACATGGCTAAGCCAGTCGGGATTTTCAAAACCAACGGCTTTAAACGTCACGGCTAAGTCAAGCAAAGCCGAAATGCCAGCCCACGTTTTGCCTACACCGCAAGTCCCCATAAGCACTAGGAAGTTTTGAGACTTGTCACCCGATTTAATTCGTTCCGCCCACGCTTTAGCGACGGTTTGAGCAGTGGTTTTAATCTCGCCATTAGCTCCAAAATAGGCGGTGTTGTAAAGCTCGCCAATGCCTAGCCGATCCACCGCTCGGGCGTAGTGTTTGGCTTTTGTGGCTTCGTCCAAAACAAGCTTAATCGGTGCAGGGCTTGACTCAATAGGCGTGTGAACGTCGATGTCAACGCTTCCTAAACGGCGAATAAGAATATCTTTCACGGTTTCGGTTTTGAGGGATGTGCTAAAAGCCATCACTGACTCCTTTCGGTTCTCTTTCCCACTGCTTGCTGATGTTTCGTAGGTTTACGTTTGGGCTATTGAAGGCGTTCGGCTTGCCTCGTGCCTGTGGAGTCCACGCTTCAACGCTGTTGCGGAAAACAGCTTGAACGTATCGGGGATTATGGGCTTTTTGGGCGGAAATGGACGCATCCACGGCTTGCTTGAAGAGATCCAGCAATTCAGGCTCACCCACGCCTCGCTTCACGGCTTCTTCGGGGGTTTGATAGGTGCTTAACCACGCCAAAACCCACGAAAAACGGTACAGGACGGCGGTTTCAGACTCGCAGGCTTTCGCTTGGGCTTCGGCGTAGGCTTGAGCTTCGGAGGCAAAAGCTTTCACGGTTTGGGGCTTTTCGCTTTCTTTTTTTTTAAGCGTTTCAGAAACCAAAAAATCATCACTCACACTCACATCATTTTCTTTTTTTTGTGAGTTTTTTATATCTTCTCTTCTCTTCTCTTCTCTTCTCTTCTCTTCTAGTAATACGTTCGTATCCGATTTTTTCCAACGCTTAGCGACGTTTTTCTTTGCGGTGTTTGACTTTGAGGCTATTCTTTCAATCTCTTCAATCGTACGTTTTTGTACAAAACTGTAACAGTTCTGTGTCGATACTGTGTCGATACTGTCACAGTTTGGTAACAGTTCTGTACCATTTTGGTACAAAGTTGACACAGTTTCGTTTAAAACTCGGTCGTAAAACTCATCCAGAATAGATTGAATTATTACAATTTCACGACTTGAAACCCCGATCATACGACAAGCGTGTTTAGCATTATCAAACCCTTTTTTGTTATGAAACTGCCACCAAATCATTTTCATATAAAGCATTTGATGCTTAGGTGTTAAGTGGTAGGTCGCATCTAAAAAAGTATCCAAGTACAATGGCATGTACCGCTCGTTTTTCTCTCTTGTCATATTGCCTCCCAAAAAGCGGATGCGAACACCCGCTTTTGATTACTGTGTAACTTAAATTAAGCGTCTGCTTCAACATAAAAATCGAGTTCGGGTTGGCTAGGCTGTGGGCTGTCGTAGTAGACTTCCCCACTCTCCACATCCAAGTGATACGGAAGGTTTTCATGCTGTGCGTTGTCGATTTCTTGAGCCTTACGCAAGGTGTCAGGAATCACGCTCAAGGGCAGTTGTTTAACAATGCGTCGGATGACGGTTTTCCGTGCCATTTCAGCATAATGTTTCTGCCAAGGGGAATCGGCACCCCCTGCACTTTTAGAGCTTTTCTTGACGTGTTCAATGTCTTCTTTGCTCATGTATTCAACCACTGGGTCGACATCGGGATTCTTGAACTTAGCGACGGCGTAAGCCCCCACAAAAGCCCCTTTGTCACCACTTAGCAAGGGCGAGTGTTTAAGCACGTTTTCGATGCCTTGCGAATACTCAAAGCGTCCCTGCTTGATCTCTTCTTCATAAACGGCGTGGGCGTTGATAGATGCCACCTCACCGCTATTCATTACAAGCTTTCGTAAGCCTTTGTAGCCGATAATGACTTGAGCGGTTGTGCCATAAGGCAAGATATAAAGCTCCCCCATAGCACTGTAAGGTTCAAGCCCTAATGCTCCTGCTTGATAAACGGCTTGCATGAGCGATGTAGAGTCGCATTTTAGCAATGCTGGAGTTTGTTTTAATTGAAGCACGGTAATTTCTTTTAACCGTTCAATCGTCATGTGTTTAGGCATGATTTTTTTCAGGGAGTCTGCTTGACTTTCAATCATTTGACCAAACAAATTGGCTTTGATGATAGGGTGATTGGCTTCTTTGAACTGAACTTTTAAGTTTGGTTCCTCTGCTTTTACGATCGCCTGTTGTACAGGCTCTTGCTTCTTCCCTTGTGCCAATAATTCGGCGGATGTGGGTAATGTCATAATTCAACCTTTCTATAAGTTCCACGGATTTAACTCTAAGACGTTAATACTAGGCGAGTACGCCTCAAAAATGCCCGTCTCTAAACATTTCTGATATTTTTCTATCGCTAAATTAAGCTTAAGCTCACCAGTTAGACGCATCGCTGGACTCATTTTGTTGAGGGTGATCGCATAGGGAGGGTCTTTTTCAATCACTACCCAAAGGTAATCGTCGCAAGGCTCGCCAAAGGTCGCCTCGTGAATCCTCATCGCAAGACAAGCCTGTATGTGATACCCATAATTGCCTACGGACTTAGTGAAGGCTTCAGGACTAGCGTCTGTTGTTGTTTTCAAGTCAAACATCCGCCATGTGCTTTCCTGTAGCCAATCAGGACGTGCCTTTAATTTTACGCTGTCAATTTCAGCAAAAAGCGAAACCTCGGGTTCACCACTGCCGAAAATCATGTCGTAAAAATAGAAGTTCTTAATCGCTTCTGCACACGCTAGGGCGTTTTCATAATCGGGGGTTTTGATAACAGTAATGCCCCTCGCCTCAAAATCCGCCTTCATTTCTTTGGCTTCTTTTGTGCGAAAATCGCCGTCAAACACGCCGTAACGAGATTCAAAGGTTTTAGGCTCAAGAATCAGTGTGTGAATCAGTGTGCCTATTTCAAAACACTTTTTCTTGGTCTTTTCCGCCTTCTTTTCAGCCATCGCATGAGCTGGGCTTTTCGCTTGAAGCGTCCGTAAAAACGTCGAACTCACATACTCACAATCGGGCGAATGGTAGTCTTCAATCGGTAAATCTCGAACAATAGGCGGTCTCATGCTCCACCCTCCATTGTGCTATAAACATCCTGCCACTTCGCCGTTTTGCCTAGCAGTTCCATGCCTTCAAATGGCTCGTGTCGCCATTGAGTGCGGATGTCTTTGCGTTTGAACTGGTCGGTGTAGTCTTTGTACACCTTTGCAATGGACGCCAGCATAGTCAAGCCGTCCTGCTCAAAGAAGGGGTCTAGGCTGTTGCACATGTCACAGTATCCGAAAAGCCGTAAAAGCTCATCTCGACTAAAAAGAAGATCGCCTTTTTTCAGCTTAATGTTTTCGTCAAACACACGCCAGCAACTGGGGCATGTAAACTCATCAGCCCCTGATATATCTAGCCCCTCGCGGTCATAAGGGCAATCATGCTCTGATTCGTTACAGTAGGCTGTGCAAACGTAGCCACGCTCTGAATGGATGCCGTCGCCTTCTAGGACGGCTGGGTGTCCGCAGTATTCGCAGTTAGTCATGTTGTGACCTTTCATTATTTTTAAAAAATAGCAATAAAGCCCTGTAAATCAGGTTTTCGTTAACGCCTTCTTGCTTGGCAATTATTCTTCTTGCCTCTACAGGCTTTTTCTTGTATTTAAGAAGTTTTTCGTATTGCAAGTGAATTGCGTGTTGCAATTTCAAGTCTTCAATATCAAACATGGGTCTTTTTCGGGTAACTACAAGGTTTTGTCTTCTTTTTTCCGCATCGAGCAATCCTATTTTTTCCAATATGCTTAAAAATCGACTTAGATCGTGTTGGTTTACTTTGTAAGTGGTGGCTATCTCGTTTATAGGAGTTCCTCTTTCTATAAGGTGTATAATGTCATCAATTTTTGAATAGTCTCTATTCATGGTATGACCTTTCTATCAAAATTATCAAAAAATAAATCTAGCTGGGCTTCAATGTTTTTGCTGAGTGGGCGTTTACCTGTTTCAATAAGGGCAATATAGATTCGGCTATAACCTAGATATTCTGCTAATTTTCTTTGGGAAAGTCCCAAGTCAAGACGAATGTTTTTAAGGTATTCGCTATCAGATTCCATTTAGCACCACCTTTCAAAATAAAGGGGAGGGGGTCTATCCTCCCCATGTTTGTTTTCCCTAGCCAATTAAGCGTTAATTTCAGGGTGTGGCTCGAACGGCTCGTTGAGCTTGTCGAGGGCTTTCCCCTGCATTTTGGCAACGTACTCGTTCGGCTCATAGGGAAGCTCTTTTTTAGGGGCTTCCACTTCCACCGCCACAGGCTCAAGCGTCGTGCTGGCGTCTCGTGTGGCGACGAACTCGAAGGTTTGCACATGAGGTTCATAGCCAGCTTTCTTAAAAATGGCGTCCTTCAGGAAAGGCTCGGCATCTTTGGGTACTGGTGAATCGTCGGCGTTGGTGATGACAATCGTTTGACTGTCGGGGTTTCGATAGGTGTAAATCGTCATGATTGAATCGGCGATTTCAAGGTCTTCTTTCTTCTGTGTCAATCTGCCCCATAAATCTTTCAACCCAAAGATAAAGGGGATAATAAAAACGAGGCTTACCGCCCCCCATAAGACAATTTCAAGGTATTCCATAGGTTTATCCTTCTTTTTTAGTCGTAGGTTCTAAGTGATTCTTCGTAAGGGTCGTATTCTTGCTCGCTAGGCAAGGTTCGCCGTGTGTCGTCCCATGCACAGGCAATGCCTATCACAATCGGGAACGCCGTTACGATAATGAAAAATAGGGTGTTTTTATCCACGTTAAGCTCCTTTCGATGACTTGAGGTCAAAGTAAATAAAAGTTAAAAAGTAAAGCGTGTCTAAAAAAGCACTTAAAAAGACATTTATCAAAGAATCACCATGTGCGTATCTCCAAAAAGTAATCCCTAAAGTCCCGATTGTTGCTATTAAAAACGCACCTTTACAAACATTGTAAAACTTCATCCGTTAAGCTCCTTTCAGCTCAATTCCAATTCTGTAAACACGTTCAGCCCTTGCAAGCCAACCGTCGCAATACGTCTTGCATTGTTTCCTTTGCGTATATTGCGTTTTTCGTGCGTTACGGTACATTCTAGGGGTTGTGTTACCCTTCTTTAGAAGGCTAGACGCTCCTGTTACCCCTGCATTCACGGCGTGGTCAAACACTTGTAAAGCAAGGGCTGGGTCCTCTATGCGATCCGCACCGCTTGCCTTCCAAAACCATTTACGGTAAATGGCAAGCCGTTCCGCTTGCGTCAACGCCGTAACAGGCTTGTTTTTATAGCCTTTGTTTCTTACAAGCCCTTGATAAAAAGCGGTTGATATTCCCTTGAAGGTTTTTCCGCCTGCATCGTTGGGGTCGTCTGAATACCCGCCTTCTTGGTTCAGCACATGACGCATGGCGACTTCAAAGGTCAACCGCTTAGGCTTAGTTGGTTGTTTCGCCCTTCCGTGGGCTTTTACTTTCCCAGCGTGGGCGTTGCCTCCGCTGTTTCAAGCTTTAAAGGCACTGGGGGAGCATCAGAGAAAGCATCACGATAGGGCTTGAGCATTCCGCATCCACCCTTACGAAGATTCTCGTAAGCTTCAGGAAAGCCCTTTGAGCGTCGCCCTAATTCTTGACACTGAAAAGTCTGTGCATCAAGTGGCGTGGGTGGTGTCATAAAACCGTTGGCGATCGTGGTGTGCATAAAGAAGCATCCAGCGACCAGCATTATAAGCCCGAAAATGCTGTATCCTGCAAAGTGATTAAATGATGCCTTTTGAGGCTTTTGGGTTTCTTGGTTTTTCATAGTTCGTTTCCTTCTTAATTCAGTAACAAAAAATGGGCGTTTACTTCTCTAGTGAGAGGTATCCGACCGCCACCTCATAGAGGCAGTCTTCCAAGTGGGCTTCAGGGTTCTTAATGCCTCTGGCGTAACTGTCGAAATGCGTCGCCACTTGCTCCGCCAATTCGCCACAAAAGCGAACGTAGCCCTTGCTGTATGCCTTACGGTTCATTAGTGGCAATTCATCTAGGATTAGCTCTCGACGATGCACCATGTAAGCGTGGACGGCTTCTAGGCTGTCGTTAATTTCCATTTCACGGTCGAATACGAAGCTGGCGAAATTGTAGCCTTCTTGCTCGTAATTGGAAGCCGTTCGGGGAAAGTGGGGCTGGCTTGTAAAGCCAAAATCGGGGGACGTCACAGCTTGGTGAATAGCACCCATAATCGTCGCTAGGCGATGCTGAATGAATTGGAGTCTTCCTTGTAACATGTCGGGGTGATCCTCAATAATTAGGCGACGTTGTATTTTGTCGGCGTTGTTTTTTAACACTCGAATGGCAGTGCCTTCCTCGCATCCAGTGGCAAGCATGGACTCATAATCTAGCTTGGACTGCATGAAGCCGTATTCCTGCCACGTTTCAAATCCATTAGGGGGGTTAAGCATAAGTATTCCCTCCAAACTCACGGTCAATATGAGCCAAGGCTTCACGCAGTACTTCTTTCGTGTCGCTGGCTCGCTCATCACGGATTGATACGTTCACGCTCACGATAGCGTCTTCTCCAGCCTTGCCTTTGTTCTTGATGTTCTGCTCAAGGCGTGGGTTAAACACTGGGGGGACTAGGGGGTTATAAATAAAGGGAAGTATTGATGACATAGGGGGTTCCTTTCAAAGAAAAGCAGGGGCGGTATGAACCCCTGCGGTGTTATACATTAATGAAAAAGAGTAGCCTTCTACTCGCCTTAAGGCATTCAAGCACTAAGGCGAATAGAAAAAGGGACGCCGTCGCCCCTTGATATTGTTCGTTGGAGAAAATCTGAAAAAGAAAAGGCGGTTAAGGTCTCCGCCTAGATCATTGTGATAAAAAAGGAAAGCGATACTTTCGCATCGCTTTCCTTTGATATGACTAAAAAATTAAATGGCTACGAACCATGAGGTCGGGGGTTCGAATCCCTCGCTGCGCATATTCCCTTCTTGATTCTACAGGTTCTTTGACAACCAAATAGCCGAAACTATGAAGAAAAGTAACGAATGCGGTAACGCATGGCATCTTTTCAGCTTTCCACGTTTTGATTTATGCGTGAATAGATGAAAGGATACATTATGCTAACTCTCAAGGAAGCCTCGCTTGTGCTTGGCGTTTCCGTGCCTGCTTTAAAGAAGCAGATTCTAACAGGACGGCGTCATGCCGTCAAAACCAAGGGGTATAACGACCGTGACGTATGGATGCTGGACATTCCGAATCAGTCTATCCATAACTTAATGGATGACTGGCTCGACGATCTACGTACTGGCAAGGGATACCCCAAGCCGTACGCTAAAAGCACTGTGCGAAACTACCACTCATTCATTCAAATGATGTGGAACCATGCCAAAGTGGAGTCGTCACTTCAAGCGTTTAATCTTGTTACCTTGAAGCTGGCAATAGACGCCATAGGTGAATTGCCAGCCTGTCACTACGCTTTGAAACGCAACATTATCGATGCGTTCAAGTGCTTCATGAAGTGGTTGATTGCTTGTGAAGTCAAGCCTCAATCAAGCTTAGACGGCGTTCAGGACTTACGCCCTAAGCGGTTCACCCCTGCTAAACGAAACAAGCTCAAGCAAGACGACGTTTCACAATTGCTTCATGCGTTAGAAAAGCATTGCACCCTCCCTTATTTTAAAGAGAGGATGCACCTACTTCTAAAACTCATTCTCACCAGTGGACTACGCATTAGCGAAGCACTGGGGATCCGCCTTGAACATATTAACTATGAACAAGGCACAATATCGGTACTAGGCAAAGGCAACAAGCCACGCATCACGGTACTGTCGGACGATATGAAAGCGATTGTTTTGAAGTGGACTCAGGCGTTCCACGTCACAGGTCAAACACTGTTTAACAATCTCACCTATCAAGGGGCTAGAATTGCCATAAGACGGTTAAGAAAGCTAGTGCCGTTTCCTCTTAACTTTCACGACTTACGACGCACCTGTGCCACGCAGTGGGTACAAATGAATGTACCGTTGACGATGGTTTCTAAGTTACTGGGGCATACGTCTTTAAAGACGACCCAGCTTTACGTCGAAGCCGACGCACTCGATGCCGTGCGGTTTGTGAGAGCCTTACCTAGTTATTTCTGATTTAGCTTGTTCTCAAGCCCTTTTAAATGCAATATCTCTTTCTTAAGCCCCCCATTCAAACGCCGAATGCCAAGGCTTTAGATACACTTTTTGCCAAAATCAAACAAAAGTTTTTTATGAAATTGTCAATGATCTACTACTTCTAGGTCATTGAGCCAAGAGGGACATCAATCTCCTCTTGGTGATGTTGGGCGGTGAGACGCCCAACATCGCTTTTTATCTCAATAGGCTAAGAACGACATCGGTAAAAAAAGTCACCTGTAAACTAGTGTAAACAGGTGATTTTAAACTTAATCGATAATCCCTACCCCCTAAGGGGCAAAGGCTTTTACAAAACTTGTTGGCGGAATTATCTGTTTAAGTTTAGGGTTGACTTGTTTCAACCGATATAACTATAATAACAAACTTGTTTATAAAAGGTAAGCATTTATTTGTAGAATACATCAAATGGAGGAGTTTGAACAGGTGGATTTGCTAAGTATGCCGAAAGCAACGCCACCATTTTTACCGCTTTTTCTCGAGATATTGGATAGAACTGACTGCGTGTCGGATTTAAGCATTTTAATTCTATAAATGCTTCACAATAATCGTCCCGCACACCTAAAGAAATAAAATCAGACTTACTTACATTAACACAATCAAATGGAAGAGAAGGTTTAAATATGGTTTCTTTTTCCGACTTAAAAAGTTTTTTTAGTGTACTTAAAAACATTGTGGATCTCCATGAGAGGGTAAAACGGCTAGAAAAAGTTTCAAATACTCATCAAATTTTATGCTATAAGTGCCTAAGTAATAATTGGGTTTCTGTTCGCAATGGCAATAAACAAGGGATCCCCTCTTATTGTTTCACTTGTAATGATTGTCAAGACGAATGGGAAGCCCCCAAGTGGAAACCACCCCATGATTAAATTATAGCACAAGAGCCTAGGCTATTTCCATTTTGGAAAGAACCACTTTTGGCACTGGCAACTGTACGGGATTTTCGCATGGTTTAATACACAACAAATAGCAGTATCATATCGGTGGCGTCAACGAAATGATATGCAAATGACAGTAGCATTACCAAAGACGAGCTAAGACGCTTGGTTGATGCTTATTTTAAAGGTGTTGTAAAAAATAGCACCACTTTGCTAGAAGTACAAAAGACACCAGAAGCCTAGTTTATTTAGATTCGTAGCCGACTTCTTGAGAAGTTTTTTTCTTGAGGATTTCGTCGTACCCTAAAAACTTTAAGCCATAATTTAAGCTGAATTGGTTTTTGTCTTGATGTTCAAATGGAGCAAAAACCTCTCGCTTTGTCATGGTGAAAATGTAAGCGTAAATTAAACGTTCGAGTGCTTTAAGCATAAATGTACCTTTCCTGATTGTGGCGACACCGCCTTGATTGGTATTATAGCACAAGGGGCTAGGCTATTTCCATTTTGGAAAGAACCACTTTTGGCACAAGAAACGCCCTTTTTGTGTGCATGAAAAAACCACCTGCACAATTTAAGCCGTTTTGTGTGCATGATTACCCTGTTGATGTCAACTAGGTAATGCGTTTGCATACCATTTTGTTGATGTCGACAAAATGGTATAGTTTCGGTTATAATGGGGACGCTTGGACGTGCCGAGCAGAGGGAAAAGGATAGAATATGAATCAAAAGATACTGATTTCTTGTATAGCGGTTCACCTCCTTATAAGTGCCTGTTTTTTTGCTGTTGTTTTGTGGTGCTTGGTGGATCTAAAAGAAACCACGTCTACAGATCTCGCCGATATAATAGTGCAGTTGATTTGTATTGAATCACTTGTAGAATAATACCCCCAACCTCCACTATTGACATACTCCCCTCAAGACTGCTAGGATGAACTCGAATAAGTAAGTTAAATCCTTTCATTACTCCTTTCTTTAACAAAGCCCCTCGACTCATCATCGGGGGGCTTTTGTGTTATGTAACAAATCGTTACGTTTGAAAAGTAGACGCTATAAAAAAGCTATCGTATAATCTTCTTGGGATCGCTTTAAGAGAGAGGGAAATAATAGAATATGGCACTGAACCTTAACCCTAAGGCGTGCATGGACGCACGAAACCTCAAGAGAATTGGGCTTGTTTTGGTGTGGCGTAAAGGGCTTATTGACTGGCTAGAATCCCTTGATGTCTTAAACGCTGTTCATCAGCTCGTGGTGATCCATAACAAGCCCTTAAGCAAGCTAGAATCGTCCGCCCTTTGTGATATTGGGGCGGATTTGCTGTTTGAGCGTCGCAAGGCGTTGAGTGAAAATGCCCTGTTGAGTCTTGGCATCTCTCAACTGTCCTGTCGCTGGGTCTTGCATCTCAAGCAAGGAGAAACGCCTCTCTTTGATAGCGTGGCACTTAGGCAAGCGGTGCAGGAGTTGAACGCCATAGAAGCCACGTCGGGGGTCTGCCAAGTCAAGCAAGGGGTATCTTCAAAGCCTGAATTGCGTTTGTTTCAAGCACGCTGTCATCACTGGGGGGAGCATGGCTTAATTCAGACTAACTGGGGGAAACGGCTATTGAAACCGCCGAATCCTCGCCCCTGCTCGCTGGCGATTCAGTCCCTAGATCCACCTAAGCGTTCGCCTTTGATGTACCTTGCCAAGGCTCAATTCCACGAATCAAAATCACACGTCGCCTATGCTCAATACCTCCATGCTTGCCTTGCCTTTCTCTCTGAAAATACCATTGAAGCCACCTATTGTGCTAAATACTGGGCGTTGAAAGCCTGCAAACTCAATCCTGAACGCCCTGAAGCCTATACTATCCTTAAGCTGGTGAGTAATTTGACTGGCGATTATAAGAAGGCACAAGTCTTTTACCTTAAAGCCCTTGAACTGAATCCGCAAAAGTGGGTGGGTGAATGGATGCCTGCGTACTGTTTAAATGCCGATTGAAAAGTGAAGGTATTAAATGGAGCCTAGCAAGTATGAAACAGAGATTGTGCATCATCCTATCGGCTCCAATGGTAGCAGAAGGGCTACATCATATGATGTCAAATACTGCGAGATGCTCATCAACCACATGGCACAAGGGCTTTCAGTAGAGGCATTCGCTGGGAAAATCCGTGTAAGCAAGCAAACGGTTTACAACTGGATGAAGATGTACGAGGAGTTTAGAGAAGCCAAGGCGATTGGGGATGCCTGCGTTCAATACTATTTAGAAAACCTTGCTAACGATGCCATGAATGGGGCAATTGAGAACTTTAACACCATTGTGTGGATCTTTAAAATGAAAAACTTGTGTGGCTGGAAAGATAAGCTTGAACTGGGTGTTGAAGAAACACTCTCAAGGAAAGTCATTTGTAATAATTTGAACATATCAAACGTGGCGTCGGCTCCTCTTGAATTTGAAGGGGAGGCGACGCTTGATGAATGAGGATGTCTTCGAGTTTACCCTGTTGCCTGCTCAAAAGTGGATGCTTGAACTGCCTGTCGGCTTCACTGGGGGGCATGATGTCGCCTTCTTACAAGGTGGCTATGGGTGCGTTGAAGGTAGCACACATATAGACCTATGGGACGGTGGCTCAATTGCCATAAAAGATTTTAGCGGTGGCTACATCAAGGCGTGGGACGGTAACGCCTTTGTTAGGAAATGGGCTACTCGTCCACGTCAATATAAAAAGGCGGATTTGTTCAGTGTGAAAACCGCTTGCTCGAAGGAAATAACAGTAACTGCGAAGCATCGGTTTCTGACAAAAGACGGTTGGAAATGTACTGACCATTTGCATGTCGGGGCATCTGTTTTATGCGTTGAAGAATTTTGCTTGAAACCCCCATGTTCTACGCTCCATAATCAAACCCTACATGAAGAAATTATAACATCAATTGAGTATAAGACCAACGATATTTATTACGATTTGCACGTACCAGAATTAAACAATTACGTCGCTCACGGTTTCGTAAATCACAATAGCGGAAAAACTTTGCCCGGTGCTTTTGGCTGTCTCCTGCTTTGTCAAGAATTGTGCGATTCGGTGGATGCTGTCACTGGGCTTGTCTGTGCCCCTTCCTATTCCATGTTGCGAGATGCCACCATTCCCACGTATCAGAAGCTTTTAAATGACTTTGGGCTTTCAGAAGGCATTGACTACACCTTTAACCGCTCTAACATGAGAATGACGTTTAAGTGTTGGAATGGGGCGATACTGCTCTTTCGCTCGTTGGATAATCCGCAATCGATTCGCTCCATTAACGCTTCGTTTGCACACGTGGATGAAGGCTCTCTACTCAAGACAAGGGGACACCTGCTTGAAGTCATTGGGCGTGTGAGACAAGGGAATCTCCCTGTGCATCGCATTTTCATCACATCAAACCCAGAGGCTCGGCGTGGGTGGATGGCTGAACTGTTTGATACGCCGTTTAAGATTACATCCGTTACCGATCCACGCAACGGCGAAAAGGTGCAAGTCTGCTTTAGAAAGCGTCGTGCGTCTACCATTGAAAACCCACACATCGGGTACTCGTTCATTGAAACACTGCGTCAATCTATGGATGAAGACATGTTTAGGGTCTTCGTGCTTGGGGAAGACTGTAACCTAACAAGGGGGCTGGTTGTGAATAACTTTACAGAGAATAACATCAGGGAATTGAAGCATCGGGAGGAGTTGCCCCTCCATGTCACCTGTGACTTTAACTTTGACCCCTGCTGTTGGGTCTTTGTGCAACGTGTGAATGGGGAGTTTCACGCCTTTGATGAGCTGTGCCTTGAAAAAACAGACGTGGACGAAATGTGTCGTGCCTTGATTGAGAAGTTTCCCAAGGATAAAATCAAGCACGGTATCATCATCAATGGGGATGCGTCCGCCGGCTTTAACCACGTGGGCGTTACAGTGGAAGACAAGGCGAAGGATGAACGCAACTCGCTGTATACGAAGATGCTTAACCTGTTGCGTCGTGAATACGGACACGACAATGTGAGAGTCGCCACGAATAAGGGCAACCCTGCTATTAGTCGGCGTATTGAGTCCTTTAAGGCGAAAGTGTGCAATGCGAACGGTGAAATGTTTGTGTACCTTGACCCACGCTGTAAGCGAACGATTCAATGTATTCAGAATCTACGCTATAAAGAAGGGTGTAACGACTACGACTTGCCCTCACCTGCTCAAATTGCAAGAGACCCTTCTCAAAAGTGGTTCTCGGATCACGCCTTTGACGCTTTAAGCTGTATGGTGGATTACTACGAACCCTTAAAGATTGATGTCATCAAAAAGAAAGCCTTTGTTCAGAAGGAGCTGTACTTCAGCATCTAGGGCTGGACTTCATCCTTGTAAAATGGCGTTGTGCGTCCTAAGAGTTGCTTGCCTGCCTCTTCTGCCTCGAAGTCGCCCTCGTTCCAATCTAAAAGCCAGTCACTCACGCCTTGCCCTACTTTAGAGCCTGTCACACTAGGTATAAAGGTTGATGACTTGATTAAAGCTCGTGTCGCTTCACGCACGGCGGTTTCAGGGTCGTCATTCATTACCGCTTCGTGTGCCTTCTTCAGTGATTTCCCTGTGGTGTCTACGGTTTTCTTGGCAATATCCAGCCCTACAAATAAACGCCCAACGCCTGACGCTTGTGTGAGTTGCGTTCCTGTCCCCTTGTTGCGTTCGGACTTCTCTTGTAGTTCAGGGCTTATTGCTTCGGCGATACCGTACAAAAGGGGGACTTGTGAGGCTCCGATTTGAAACGCTTCGTTGAAGTCTTTCCCTTGTAAGGCGTTAATCGTGCCTGCACTCAAGCCTAGCCAAGTGTGGTACAAGATTAAGCCTGCTACGGCTTGCTTGGCACGTTCGGGGTCTTGCTTAAAGCTGGCGACTTCATGCCATAGATTGCCATATAAACGCACCGTTCCCATGCCGTAGTTGGTTAATTGTGTGCCAAGTCGTCCCACTGGGTCAATCTGCATAAAGGTTGGGTCTGCTAAACGGTTGGCAAAGGTGATGCGTTGCACGGCTCGCATCCCTTCTTCGTGTCCGCCTTTGGCTTTACCTGCTTCATACGCCCACGTCTTCATCGGGGCATCGAATAGAAACGTCAAGTCTTGTATGGTTTGCAAGCCTTTATAGTTGGCTTTTCTTAGGGCGTTCCATATCTTGGGGTCTGCTGGGTTTTCTTTAAAGGGGATGTCGGTTTCTTGAAACACGCCTGCTTTTACAAGGTCGTCTCGTTTGGTGAAGTTCGTAGCGTGGCTTATGGTCTTGAGTGCGTCGCCTCCGTACAAAACAGGGACTTTCATCATCTCGATTAAGTTTCCCCCAAACACATTGAAGTTACCCGTGATGATGTTTGACACCACGTTATTAACGCCCTTTGCTAGAACGTTTTGGTGATCCACATGATACAAGCTTCCGCCGTCCTTTAGCCAATTACTGTATCGGCTCCATGCTGGCGAATCTGACAATTCGGGGCGTGTTGCTTCAAGCTCCTTGATTTTGTCTTTGATTAAACCGTTGTATATCTTGCGTCCGTCAGGGTTGTCTTTGTACTCGCCGTTTACCTTCTCCATAATCTTTTGGAAGGGTTGTACCACGTCTTCCCCTAGGGACTGGCTCACGTTTCTAAACTGATAAAACAAGGATTTGGTGCCATTGATGACACGCCCTGCACTGGTGGCTGGCTTGTCGAAGTTGTCACGGCTTCCTGCGATCCAATCAATAATCTTGTCGTCGCCTTCTCTTAGTCGACTTCCGTCGTGGAACGCATCATCAAAGAGATCGTCAATCTTGGCGGTGTAGCCCTGCTTTTGTGCCTTGCTCATGCTTAGCTTGGCTTCCATGGTATCAACACCCACGGCTTCAAGCGTGGCGGTTAAGGCTCCTGTAATAGACTCGGGACTACATTCAGTCATGGGGTTATCCTTATTCTAAATTTGCGGTGGAGAGCTTGAACAGGTCGCACATCCCTTTAAGTGCCTTTAGTGTCGGCTCTTTCTCAAGCGTTTTCTTAATGGCGATGATGTCGTTTGCTGTGAGCTTCTTCTTGTTGCCTGCCTTGTTTAGTATAGCATCCGTCAATGTTTTGACGCTCTCGGGGGCGTTGAGTTTCATCAACTCGTGCTGAATCTTCTTGATGTCCTTGATGTTCGCCCCGTACTTAATTTGGAGCTGTTGCTCCTTGCTTAGCTTGGACTTAAACGTTCTCGCCGTGTCTAGCACGTCTCGGGCTTGGCTTGTGAGGATGCCTGCCTCTCGTGGCTTTCGGTTCAGCACGTCTTCCAATAAGAAGGGGATTGCGTCACGGTACACGTTGGGGTAGGTTCCCACGAACTCGGGGGCGGTGGACTCAACGGGATCACTCAGGAATCGGCTCGCTTCCTTGCCTTCCTTTACGAGGCGTGGGTCAAGGTCGATGTAATACTTCGCAAAGTGTCCGTCGGCGTTGTAGGCGTTTACGGCGATTTGTCCGTTGTGGAGTGCGAACGATTGAGGGGTGATGTTCTGCCGTTTCTTGCCGTCTATGGCGTTGGTGGCTCCCCCTTTGCCACTCATTCCGCCTTCGGTGGCAATGTCTGCATCTGCTGTTTTCTTTTGCTGAATCAAGCGGTCTAGGAGTTCAACACGCTTTTTAACGCTAGGGCTTGCAAGATCCCACGCTGTAGTTTTCTTGAGGTCTTGTCCGCTTAAGTAGCCTTCGGGGTTCTTCTCCTGTAATTGCTTCACGCTCTGCTGTCTGCCTGTACCGCTTTCATAATCAAGGTATCGTTCAGGCGTCCGTGCGATTTCACGCATGGCTTCTTGAAACTCAATCTCTTCCGCATACTTAGGCGTTCCGTCGGGGTGGTTCTTGCCTGTTAGGGGCTTGAATGAATCCGCTACGGCTTGGAGTTCAGGCTTGGCTTCAAGCACGGTTTTAAGCTTGGCTGGGGTCAAGTCTCCGCCAATCGCTTTGTATCCCTGCATCAAATGTTTGATGTGCTGATAGCCTAGCTCTTGAGCCTTGCCGTCTAGCCGTGCCTGTGGGGAGCCTGCACCGCTTGATGATGTCGCCGTGCCTCCTTTTTCAAGGGGGAGGGGTTCAGTTGGTTCCGTTTTGGAACGAACTTGTGCATTTTCTGCACTGGTTGCCCTGTTCGGATCGTTAACTCGTGCCTCGGCTTCCTGTAGCTTTGCCCCTAGTGGCTCGTAAAAGCTGGCTTCATCAACTAGGGCTTTGCTTGTGCTGTCGCTATAAAG